TCCCTGTATATGTATAATTTATCTTTTGAATTAAGATATTTTGATAGTGGAACTTTAGATGTTTTTTCTCCACTTTGAGCCTCAATTAAAGTATCTTGATCAATAAATATTGCACAATGGTAATATTTCGAACGAGTAACCCATTGAATTATTCTTTGGATTATTCCTTTACCAGAGCAAAATAATAAATCTCCCTGTAAAATTTCAGAAGTTTTCATGATTAAAACCTCCTTTTAATCAAATAAAAAAGAGAGGGGATTAAACCCTCTCATACAATAAAAGATGTATTTTAAAAAACTCAACTAATGAACCTTTTTCATCCTAATTGCATTATCCAGCCCATCCAACTTGAACAATATCTATTAAAATAGAATCGGCTGCATTGGCAACAAGACCTTCCAAGGAAAAAGTAGAATCCACATATAACAAAACATTTCCGACAGTTCTTGCTATTTTTGGAGTGTTCGAGTTTGTAAATCCACTTAAATACAAAAATTGTGAATCATTGACCGCAACCGTATCCCAGTTGAAAATTAATTCACCAGTTGATTGGAAAGCTCCTGTTTCTGTAGAAGCAAAAGTAATAGTTGCTGTGGCTGTTCTTGTGCCGTTGGTGAATCGAACTGTGATAGATTTTGCGCCAGTCGTTCCGGTTAGAGTACCAAATATTTTAAAAATCATTTTCTTTCCAATGGCAATTGGATCAGGTTTGAACCGCCACATCTCTGCTTTTAGCGTTGATGAGTAAAAAGTCGAAGCCGTTGTTGAATTAATCGTTTGATTTTTATACTTGAAATCATGGAATCTTTCCGTCAGTGAATAAGAAGAAGTCGTTTCACCAAACAACACACCTGTATCATAAACAGGATTGGAACCATTGGCTGTTACAATACGATTACCACTTTCATCAGGAGAAGAAGCGAATGTAACATTACTCGTAATATAAGGAGCAGAGCCATCCGTTGTCCGAATATCTCTCGTATTCCGTTTGAACGAAGAACCATCAAGATTACAGCGAGAATTAATGGACAATCGTACTGCATCAATATTGTCATGGAAATCAACATAGTTACAATGCCCTGTGCTCAATTCTTGCGCTGATACTCCCATGTAACAGTTCTTAATTTCGATTCCTAAAGAAGAACCGTACTGATCGCCAATGTAATGGTTAACCAACATTAAAGAGCGAATGCCAGCTCCACCGCCACTACCACTGTTCAAATAACCGCAGTGGTCAAAAATACCACCTTTTACATCAAGGTAGGAACGATGAGTAGCAGTAACACCCCAAAAACAATCTGTACAGTGAACATTAATCGTATATAACCTAGAAGCTTCTGAACAGCTTACCCCATTACTGGAAGAGTTTCCGTTGTAACCTGTAAACTTCACATCTTGAATGGTTAATACTGAACCTTTATTAGCTTGTATCCCTGTTGCAGCTATTCCTGTTCCATCACTGACGATGGCGGTTGGTATATTAGGATAACCTCCAACATTTGGGCCTTTTAAAAGAATTGGATTTTCTGAGAGTAAAGCATCTTTTAATACAGCTTTCGTATAAGTTCCCGCCGCTAAATTCACTTGCCAATTTCCTGTTAAAACAGGGCTATAGTTCGCTAAATAATCAAACGCTTTTTGGATTGTTCCCACTGGTTTATCGGATGTTAACCCGTCGTTCGTAGCTGGCGAACTAGGAGCAACATAAAGGTTATTTGTTTGTGTCCCTCTAGGAGAGATATAAAATAAAGTAGATCCCCTTTTTACGATAGCATTTCCAATATGTTTAACGGAATGAAAACTAGGGATTGTATCAGTGATAAGATACGTTCTTGCATCCCATCCCCAATTCAGTGTGTATCCTTTTGACAGAGCATCAGCTACCGCATTAACCACCGCTGTTTGGTCGCTTGTGACTCCATCTCCAACGGCATTATATTCGGCGATATTGATAAACCCATTGACTTTTTTAATAGGTGCCTTTTGGCCCAAAGACGAACTATTCTCATTGATCGCATTTACTAAACTGCTTTTATCATTAGTTTGTAAATTATTTAAAACACCAATTTTATCTGGAATTGCTTTTCCATCTGAATCAAACACCATTCTTGCGTCAATTCCGAAATTTGACAAATAAATCACTCCTTTATAAAGGAATTAAAAGTTTGTAAGTTTAGAATATTTTTAATAACTAATTCTTACAAACTTTTATCAATATAACTTTTATTTCACTTTTTAAATCCTAATACACATTAATCCAACCAAGTTGAGCTTAATGGTTTTACTAAGTTAAACCTAAATCTCGCATAACGGTTATTATATGTGTCATGAACTTCTGCTACGTTTGTATAATGAGTTCCTCCGCTAATCATATTAGCTGTAAATTGGGTCGTTTCGTTATACAGTTTGACGATAAAATAATTTCGGTTCATTAGATCTATGGATGTTCCTGCATAATCGGTAGCCGCAAATAATACTCCGCTAATATTTTTCCAATAATAAGAGATATCAAATCGGTTGTCTTGCATAGCACCATTTGGATAAGTGGCATCTCCCGTGTCTATTCCATTAACTGGTTGAGTAGGTGTAGAATCAATTAAGTTCATTAAGGTATCCACTTGAACTTTAGCTTTAATCGTTGACTTATGGAATGATCCTCTGAATACTGTGCCTACTGGGAAATTCACATCATTGTAAATTGTACAATCAACAAAGGTTAAGTTAGTCGCTCTATTTGCATTTATGATTCCTCTGTTAGTCCAGTTACTTCCGCAGTTAATGAATTGACACCCAGAAACAGTGACATCTTGAGAAATTAAATCAATATTAGCAGGATTATTTGATTGTTCAATATTAAATCCAGAATATTCACATTCATTTGCAATTGAATTGATAAAATTGATATTTCGTGTTCGTTGTTTCAGATTGTCTGTTACTCCATCTAAAGCATCTGCTTTAGTAGAACTGTCAAAGCCCGTAGAACATCTATAAGCACGACAACCAATAACCGTTACATTTCGACTAGCAGGGTGACAAGTAAATCCCCTTCCACCTTCAATAGCTATATCTCGTTTACAATTATCTACTTCTACATTAGAAATAAGGATATTTTCGGCAGCTTCAATCCCAAACCCGTTACAGCCAAGGTATCCTGTACCGTCAATTAGTCCCCCTTCCCAACTGATATTGACAACAGGGATAGGGTTTGAAATATTGGTTTTATCTCCGTTGATTTCAACAATGTGACCGCCCGAACCGAATCCATTCAGCTTGATTTTTGATCCAATGGCAATAATCTTTTTATTGTTGGTAATACAGAAAGAGGAATTGACTAAAAAGGTCTTTCCATACGGTAAAATGACAACACTGTTAGTATCATTTAAGGCTTTTCTTAAAGCACATAGGTCTAATTCATCCGTTAAAGCTGTAGCGATTTGTCTGCCTTTGAAATCTAAGCCAAAATAAGCCTGCGCATCAGCTAACGTTGTGTATTTAGTTGATAAAGGATGACTCGTTCCATCGGCAACCGCTCCATAATCTAGTGGAGAAATGATGCTTTTATTATCTATTTTTTTCACATTTTGAGTCAAAGGCGTTGTAACTTGTTCATTAAAATTCTTTAATTTTGTTATATCAATCTCATCAGTTCCACCTAGTTGATGGGTTACACTATGCCCTGAAGTTGCTGGGATATAGGGTTGAGTCCATCTTGCAAAAACTAACATTCCTGCTTTTATTTTTGAAGAATCAATTAAAAGTGTAAATTGAGTAGGACTATCTTTTTGTATTTGACTATCAGGCATGGGCGATCCACCAACAAATATTTCTATCCATTTTGAATTTACATCATAAGTTTGTCCAGAAGGGAGAGTATATGATAATTGTCCTTCTGCTGTAATCCACTCATATTCACTTGCCCCTTGTAAAATAACTGGAGAAGAAGAAGAATTTGCTTCAAACCAAATGGCGTATACATCTATTCCACCACTGATCGTTTCAGGTAACTTAAATGTTTTATTATTTATTAGTGTGATATTAGGCTGAATAATACCACCAACAAATACAAGGAGTGATTTAATGTTGTTTATTGATCCACTTGAAATTATAAAAGTGTCTTGATTATCAGTGGACACCCATGATTGAGTATTCGGTACGGAACCACCTGCGGCATTACTACCGAATATTTGTATATTTCCCGTTGGACTACCTATAAATAATTTACCAGTGTCTTCAGTGAATCCCGGTTCACCATCTGCTAATTCAGGTAGATCTTTTTCCAGTCCTCTTTTTAATTGGATTTTTGTCATCCATTTTAACCCTCCAATCCAATATAATAAAAAAAGAGAGGAGGCTATCTTCCTCTCTATGTTAAATTAATTATAATTACCATGTAATTGCATTAATTTCATCAACTGTAGTAGCATCATTTACTTTATTATAAAGATCGCTATACTTAGTGACATTATCATTTTGGTGTTTTAAAGCTGCAAGTGATATTATATTAAAATCATCTTTTGTTAAATTAATTCTTACTCTTTGACCATTTTGATACGCAGTCCAAGTTACCTCAGTAATCTGATTTCCCAAAAATAAAATACCAACTCCATTGAACCTATTTTGCGAATCAGAATCATAAGCAAATTCATAATCTACACCATTCAAAGTTGCTGTAAAATTGTCCAAAATTGCATTTTTACAAGATTGATCTAAATCATCTATTTTCTTTTGCTTAATTTGTTTTAAATCAACTTCGTCAAATAAACCATTTAATTGTTCAATTGTTGGTTTTGGAACGTTTAAATTCCATTTTGATATATAAGCACCATTTCCATTATCCATCAGTTCAAAATCATCAAATACTTTTGCATTTGGGTATAATTTCATAATACATGAATACAAATCCATTTATAACACCTCCTAATAACTTCCAACTTCAATTCCAGACACCCTTACAGAACGGAAACCTCTAGGTGCTTCTGTACATAAAACTTGAATTTGTAATACATCACCAACATCTAATTTTAAAACGTCTGATAAGTGTATTGGAAGCCATTCGTTATTATCCCATAAACCGTCATTAACACTTAACATGTAATTCTCATCGTCATTCTTTACATTTCCAGTAGAATCTACTACATAATAACGCATTACATACTGTTTTCCGACAGATAAACCACTCATCATTACATCAGCAGTAAAGAAATATATTCCTTTTTTATCAATTACAATACCGTTCGATGCTAAATGGCATCCACTAGCATCATAACCATATGTGCCATTTGTCCAAAATATAGTAGTCCATGTATTACTATTATTAATATTGAAATTGTCATTACCATTTGTGTATTTTAAGTAACCTCTTTTAAATAGATTGTCAACTTCAGTTTTATTATAAGCACCGACTTGAGTTGCAGTTACATTATGAGGATTATTTGTATTACTTGCATGATTTTGTAAAGTAATAATTGGAGTTTGAATTTGTTCTGCATAATTTACTAATTTAGTAACATCAATAGCGTCATTTCCAAATAATTCATGCGTCGAATGATGACCAGCAGTAACTGGAACAGATGCTTCAAACCATTGGGCATAAACTTGCAATCCAGAACTAATGCCTGTTAGAAATTGAATAGTTGTATTATTTGGCATAGTAAAGTCTGTACGTGCTTTACCATCAACAAATACACTTATTAATTTAGAATCTACAACTGTACCGTTTGGAATCGTAAAAGTCGTCTGTCCTTGTGTTGCAGTCCATGTTTGATTATTTGGTATCACACCATTAATAGCATCCGTCTTAATAGCTTCCCATTGACCCGTTGCAGTATTATAAAATTTTAAACTTGCCATATATAATTAATTCCCTCCTTATTATGGTTCCCACCATATGACCGATGTATCAGCAGGGGCAGTAGAAGATTGAACAACTCTTGTTGTCTGATTTACATTCGGAACATTTAACCAAAGTACGTTAATATTTGCAGGAGCAGCATCACTTATAGTTACGTTAAATCCTTCACTAGTAGTTGACATATCTACTTCAAGCCAAGTTGTACCATCATATCTATACGCAAGTCCTGTATCCTTTGCAACTACTCTCCATCCAAGTTGAGGAGTAGGGTAGGTTGTTGATATATCTGCATATGTTGCTACACTTTGTTTATAAACTAATTTTTGTTGATCTAGTAAAGTTTGATAATCAGCAGTTGCTTGGTTTGCATTATTTGCAGCAGCATTAGCACTGTTTATGGAAGATTGAATGTTGTTGATTGTAGTTGTGCTTGAATCTACAACATCTTTTAAAGTTTCAATTGTTCCATCTGTATTTTGCTTAGTATAAACTCTTGAGGCAGGGAAGAAGTGATATCCACTCCCTGTATAGGAAACTAAAAATTTAGCCCCTTTTTGTGAAATGTTGAATGTTAAAACACCTTGAACATAGTCAACAATATATTGATTGTCTGCTGGACTACCATCTGAAATTTCATACATAACAGGGAAAATAACTGTCTTTGATGCACTAGTTGTCGAATTTGTAAATGAACCACCATCTACAGTATCCGTATTTCCAACCCCACCAGTTTGTTCCAAAATTTGTACCCTATCATAACGATAAGGGATTTCAGTCAATAATGCTTTACCGTCATCATCAACATATATTTCTTCAATAATTTGAATATAAGGTAAATCTTTCCCACGTTTCTGTGTTATTATTGGATCTGTAAAAGGTTGATCAGGCATTAAATCACATCCTTTGTATTAAATTAATTATTTTTAATCCATTCTTCAAACTGTTTTTTTGTTATCGCCAAATTCAATTAATTGTTTAAAAAACCGCCTCATACCAATATAGGACTCCACTTTTATTACCATAGAAATTACTATCTTGACCGACAATGAAACCATTTGTTGTTAATTTTCCAAATTGTGAATATGGAGTTCCATCAGACATACCAACTAATACTACACTACTGGTACTTGTATTTAATTTATATCCTCCAGAAGTTGAAGGGATAAATAAACTAATATCACTTGTATTTGTAGAAAATACACGAACAATTCTAGGAGTGAATGAAAGTGTGATCTTTCTGAATCCTGTTCCATCTCCAACATAGCTATTAAAAACAATTGTAGTAGGTAAAACAGTCGTACTTATTTTTCCTGCACTATCCAATTGAGCAAAGTCTGTATCTGATTTCCCATTTAAAAATTGTGCACTACCTGTTATATCTCCGGGAATCGCAGCGTTGGAGTTTCGTATAGGAATAGTATTAGGGGTAATTGTTGTATTTGCTTCATAACCACCTAAAGTAGTTGCAGTCTCTGTGTTAATTACCTGCCAACCATCTTCCGTATAAATTTTCTTCGTATGTGTAGTTGTATCAGTCCACTCATCATTTATTTGAGGGGGAGGTTCAGTTGGTTCTATTGCACTAGTTGTATACCTAATACCGTTTAATTTCCCTGTTAGATCGACAGTCTCTTCAGGTCTATAAGGATAACAATTTACGTAAGATGATTTTGTAATATTAGATAAAATAATTCCATTAGTAGAAATATCATTATCTACATCTCTATATGCTTGAACTCCAATAAAATAATATAAATTAGCTGGAACAGAGGGAATTGTACATTTTCTCGCTTCGGCATTTACATTAATAATAGATTCATTATTACTTGAACCTAATGTGATATTTTCTACTTTATTACTTGCATAGAGATATATATTAAATCCATCGATATTGTTTTCATTGATGGTCATATCGGAAGGATAATTCCAATTGACCGTAATTGTCACTGAACCGTCATCATTTTTAATATGAGTTATGTCAGTTTCATCGTTATGAAAAGTGGGGTCAACAGGGATTTCACTGATACGATCATTACGATTGTTAAAATTATAAGATGTTTTTTGCCAATCAATTTTACGATTATTGTAATCAGTTGAAGTTCGATTGCTATTATAACTATTCTGAATGATTTTTTCTAAATCGCTCAATATTCTTGTTCCGTTTGAAATTCCAACTTGAATAGTTTCTCCCTCAAAATCATAATCAATTTGACTGATTTTTGCTTGAACTTTAATCCCTAATGTGGGGTGAGTGATATTTACTAAATCACCAATAGAAAGTCTATTCCAGTTGTAACTTTCCTCAACACATGCAAGAAAATCAATAAGATTAATTGAGATATTTACAGGTGGAGAATTTCGTTTGGTTAATTCGCTTATTCCTTCATTATATAAATCCGTAGCATCTATAATATTATCATCAGTAAATTCATCTTCAATAATGTAGTAGTTTAACTCATCAATTAAATATCCTAAATTATTATTTTCTAAGTAATTTTCTAAAACTAAAACATTTTTTAAATCATTCATTGCATTTTTAATACTGTCAATTTGATTATTTTTATCTTTTAGTAAACTATTTTGTAAAGCTAAATCACTTGCATAATTTGACCTTTGTTGATTTAAGGATGTAGTATCTTGACCTGTTTGATTTGCTATTTTCAAATCAGCATCAATCATTGCAATCTGACTATTATCATTATCGATTTTATTATTAATGTCTGTTATTGCTTGTTGAATTGTACTAATTTGATTTAAATAACTACTTAATACACCTTGATTTTGTTCAACGATTTCTCCATGATCAAGAATAGCCTTGCATAAAGCATCACTTAGATAATTACTATGTTTAATCACATTACCATCTGAATCCATTTCAAAAGGGTAGAGGAAGTGTGAAAAATCTTCAACATAAGATTGACCATTAGCAGATACTTCATTGAATGTTAAATCGTTACTCCCATAGCAATACAAGCGTGTTACCATTTGATCTAAATCTATATCATCAGAAATACCATCTAAATATTGTCCCGGTTTAATATTCCATCCTTTATACTGAGATATATTTTCTTCTTGATAAAAGTTTACCAAACGATTCTTAGTATCATATGTTTTTATTGCAGTAAAAGATGAACCAATTTGATTTAAAAAATCTAATCGATTTCCAGAAGATAAATCAAATTGGCGATATTTAATATTAAAAGCAGGATCAATGTATCCAACTTTCCAAGGGGTACTGTCTAAACAGTCATTAGTTACCTGCAAGCAATTGTAGGATGTAGCAGAATAACTTTTATATCGTTTATAATACAATTCATAAGGAAGATGGAAGCAATGAATCGTTAAATCCATTACTTCACTTGTTGTTATATTATCTGATTTAGTTAATTTATTAATTAGAAAGTAATCTTCTAATTCACCAAGAACTACTTTAATAACAAAACGTTCACGAACTAATGCAATGGCAGGATTATCTACCAGTTGATGATCAATATCAACCTTATAAGGAATAGAGAATGATAATTCATGTAAGTCATTAAATTTTACAGTTAGTTTTCGATTATTTACATCTGTAAACTTATGAATTGTCTGTAAATTTGGTTTAGCAAGATAAAGTTGAATTTCTTGCTTATGTATATCTAATAATTGATTGATTCTCAAAAATTATCACTCCTTCCTTATAAGAATTTATATTGGTATTGAAATTTAATTTTACATTTTCCTGTTATTTTTAATTGATTTTTACCGTATAGGAGATTCATATAGTAATCATTAAAACTATCATAACGATAAAAATTAGGAATACTTGTTTCAATATATTCTTTTTCACAATGAATATATAATTCTTCTTGGTCTACTAAACCAGTAAATTTCATGGTATTTCCACCATTGTAATTATCAATAGTTAAATCTCCATCCCCAATTTTTGTAATAAAGATTTGAGGTAAAATAGGAACATCTCCAGCATTTTCTAATGTTAAATTATTTATATCATTCTCAACAAAATTATAATATGGCGTCATAATTTCAGGACTATAGGAATAAGGGGAGTCACATCGAATATTTAATGTGACATACCCTTGTTTTAAACCATTGTGAACTATAGAAGGTGAATCAATGACTAGGGCATAGAAAATATGGTCTGGATAATCACTGAATATTAATGGTTTGTAATAGTCTTGATTTAACCATTGTTTAACTTGTGAAATTAATTCATCATCGAATGTTTCTTGAAAATAAAAAGATAAAGAAAAGGTAAGGGGATCTCGTTGAATTTCTGAAAAATATGGACGGTCATTTCCTCTTACCTTGAATTCTTTAATGGTACGATTTGCAAGAAATGGTTCAGAATATAAACTATTTGTGTCAATCGAAATATTCATAATGTCATAATCCATTGAATTTACGTTATCGTATAGAAAATATAAACTTTCCCTAATCATTAAATATCACCACCTTTTAATTTGATTCCATTTACAAATTTAGTAATAAAGTTATTCACATCACTTTGGTTTCCATTCATCTTATCCACATTAAAATTAACATAATAATTATTTCCACCAGCAGTAGCAGGGGATGATACTAAACCACTTAAATTTGGTAATTTGACAAGATTATTAAATAAAGTTCTTGTTAAATTAATTGCTTTTAGGAAATTACTTGTGTCAGCTTGATTTAATACAATTTCTTTTTCATGCAACATTGCCAATTTACCTGAAGAACCCCAAGAACCTGTTAATCCACCACTATCCAATGAAGCAATATGACCAATTGCATCTGCATTTTGATTACTGAAAATCATATAACCATTTGCACGATTAATTGCATCAATTAAAGTATTGACTACAGATGTTCCGAGAAGATTCACATTCTGTTGAACTTGAGTAGATAATGAATTTAATGAATCAATAACACTTTGATTATTTATATTCAAGATATTCGATCTCATCTGAGAAAACTTTTCCTCATCATTCAACATGTTATCGTAATAACTAGAAACCGCATCTTTTTGAGCATTCAAATTATCAATTTGCAACTGCTTGTTATTATCAGTAACCATCTGTGAAATAGAATCATTTTGATCTGACAGTTGTTTTTGTAAATCTGCAATACGTTTCTTAGCTGCAGTGGAATCATCCAACATTAATTTGTTAATTTCATCTTGAATATCTTGTGCTGATTTTTGCGCATTGGATAATTTCTTTTGATAATCTGCTTTGTCTGCTTCTTTGTTAATATCATTAATCATATTGTCTATTGACTTAGTTGTAGCATCTTTCATATCCTGTAATGCTTGTTTATACGTATCTACAATATCATTAGCCATCTGTGAACGAGTGTCATATAACTTCTGTTCAATTGAAAGTAATTCTTGTTGACGCTGTAATACATCATCAGACAATGTTGCTTTCTGTGCTTCATTTAATTGATTATTATAAGCAATCTGTTGTTTAATATAATCAATGGAATCTTGCTCTGCTTTGATTTGTTGTTGATAAGCAGATTCACGTTTCATTTGAGTTTGCATCCAAGTTAAGCTATTTTTATTTTGGACATTTTGAATATAATCGTATTGTGCTAATTGTGCTTCATTGGTTGCTTTAATATGATCATAATAAGCAGCTTGCGATTGAACCATTTGCAAATAAATATCTTGAATTTGAGATTGTAAACTTGATGATGTTTGTTGTAACTGTAATAAATCAGATTTTGCTTGGTCAATCGCTTGTGCTTGCTGTGCTGCTGAATTTGATGTATCAGATGAGATACTAGAAGATGATGCACTATATGTTCCACCTGAACCAGCAAATTGACTGTAAATTTGATTAGCAAATGATTGACGTTTAGCATTAGCGTCACCACCTGAACGCTCAAATAATTTTTCAAAAATGTATGCAGCTTGCGATGGATTTAAACTGTTAAATGCACTAGCACCATACTTACTCATCATAGGAGCCCATTCAGACCATAAAAAGTTAAGTTGAGTATCTAAACTGCTCCAATTTGCCTGACTTTTAAGATTAGATAGACGACCACCCATCCATTGAGCAAGACCAGTAGCACCATTTGGATTTCTTGCTGATGTATTGAAACCTGACTCTTGTTGTAAATTACCCATTATTCCAGCAATTGCAGAATCAGACAATCCTTTACCTTTAAGGAAATTCCAAATTTGGGCCTGAGTACTTCCACCAGAAGCATAATTATAATTTGATGATGAACTACTTCCACCACTAGAAGACTTAGATGTTATCATTCCTGTTTGTTGAATGATTCCAGATGAAATCTGACTTTGTAAATTCTTAGCTTGATTATCTGTTAAATCTTTTTGTTGCTTCAATAAGTCTATTTCTTGTTGTAATGCATTACGATAAGCTTGAGAATAATTTGGATATTGTTGTTGTAAATTTTTAAGTTTCTCTAATGCAGTAGTGAGTTGATCCATTGATTGTTTATATTTGTCAGTAATATAAATACTTTTTTCAGTAGATGAATTAGTTTTATCTATAGATGTTCCAACTTGAGTCAATCCAGTAGACGCCATAGATGATAATTGATCTAATTGTTTTTCTGCATCAAGAATACCTTGTAAATTGTCCATCAGTCCCGGATATGCTTGGTCTGGATTTACTGCAACTCGACCTTCATCTTTTGCTTTTTTACTTAAAGCGTCATACAATTGTTGTTGTGCTTCTGCAACGGTTTTAATTGCAGATAAATCAATTCCATACATTTTTAATTTTTGAGATAATGCACTTTTTTGTGCTTCTAACGATTTCTGTTGTGCTTTAATGATATCGTTGAAGGAATTAATTTGAGCATCTCGCCAATCAAGAATACCTTGAGTATTAACAGAAACTTGACCATTTTGAATAGAAAGATATTTAGTCATTTCTGGAATTTTTTGTATTAAATCCATTGCCGTTGAAGCAGACACAGATTGACCATTTGCTAAATCTTCAAGAACTTTATTAACAGGTGATATTTTATCTGATAGTTCACTATACAATTGACCTTGCGTAGCCGTTACAGCCATATCATTTTGTTTAGACTGTATCATTTTATTAATTGCATCCGCAGTATCTGAATAACTACCTTTGGCATCTTTAAGTGCTTTATCTAATTCATCTACTGAATATGTTGCTTCATTTGTTGTATCTGAACCTTTTTTAGTTGAATCTTTTAAAGCATCAATTATCTTTTTAACAGTATCTCCATCTTTAAATACCGCTTTTAATGCATTTTTATATCCGTCCCAATTAGTTCCACCATCTTTTACTATTGTTCCAATTGATTTTAAATAAGCAATCTGATCTTTTGAAAATCCCAAAAGGTCTTTTGCGGAAAACGCTCCATTTAAATCATCAGGAAGTTGAGCAAATATTTTAGCTAGATTAGCAGCATTATTTGTTGTATCAGAAAGGAACTTTTTAAAATCTTCTCCATCCTTAATGTTTTTCTTTGATGCAACAGATTCATTAATGTAAGAAGTAATTAATTTCTGTTGTGAACTTGAAAGTTTTTGTGTAGTACCTTCCATATCCATAAAGGCTTGTGCTTTATCTTTAATGTAACTCTTACTATTTTGTAAAGCTAATTGTAGTTCACGTTCTTGAGCTACTTGTTGACGTTGAGTTTCTAATATACTACCTTCATCGAAATATTTACTTTTTCCAGATTGAACCATTGGTGAAGCTGCTAATGATTTAGACTCACTTTTAAATTTATCTATTTGCTTAAGGATATTATCGACTTTACTAGCTTGAGTTTCTAAATCTTTATCAAAATTGGCAACAGTTGTTTTATCGGCAATATCTTTTAATTGCTTTGCATAATCTAATTCTTCTTTTACAGCTTTTGAAGAACGAATAATTTTATTTCCATGTTCATCTTCTGATTGAACTAGAGTAGGCATTAATTTACCAAGCTGGTTCATCGTATCAATATAATCTTTGTTAGTTTGTTCGATTTTACCACTTGCAACTTGTTTTGATAGATTTTCATACTTTGATGCCAATTTATCTATTTCATTAGAATTAGAAGAATAACTTTTTACAATATCATCTTGTTCTTTTTTTAGTTCTTTTTGCTTTTCATTATAATCTGAAATAGCCTGAGTTACCTTACCAATAGCAAAACTTAATGCTGCGAAAACAGCAATTGGTAATGCAGTAGTTGCAATAAATGATAACGTTCCTTTTGCAATAGTTCCTAATAAACCTAAACCTGCTCCAGCAGCTCTACCAGCTAATGTTAAATTATATAATGCTGATTGGGCTATTCTTGCATTTCCAGCTACAATCGGAAGTGCATCTCCAACTCTTACAAGAGAAGAAGATAAAACTCCAAAATTGAGGATGGAGGATCTAGTTGTTGAATTAAGAAGTAAAAATGCAGTGGTAGCAACTCCAATTACAGAAGGGAAAAGTCCAACATGATCAACAACAAATTGAATTCCTTTTGCTAAACCGTTTAATCCACCGATAATATTTTGTAAAGATTGTGAATTAAAAGCAGACATCCAAACTGCTTGCCAAGTATCTTTTAATTGATTTAATTGTGCTTCAGTGCCTTGTAGATAAAGGTCAAATTTTTTCTGTGCTGTTCCTGCTGAATCTAAAGATTGATTATATATTTTAACAGAATCCCCATAACCCTCCATGAGGTTTAAGAATTTACTTTGTTGATAAGTTCCAGCAACAACAGTTGATAAGTAAGCTTTTTGTCTACTATCTAAACCTTTCCATTTACCACCTAATTCATCTAATACAGTACCGAAATTTCTAAATTGACCTTGACTATCTGTTATTTTAATACCAACAGAATCTAAAGCTTTGGCAACTTGATTTATTTGTGTTCCATCAATCTCATCAAAGCCTTTTTCTTTTAAATTCTGCACCCTTGCTAAAATAGATTTTACAGATTGACCAATTGTTTCAGGAGCTTCCCTAGTGCGGCTTGATAATTCTGCAATCCATGAAGAAACTTTCTCAAATGGAATTTGCAAACTTCCAGCTGTACCACCTACTTTTTGCATTGCTTTACCGATTTCATCTGCCAATCTGTTACTTTCAGCTTTCGCTTACTAACCATAAGATTTAATATGGCGGTTAAGTATTTCTACTTAACTCTCTACCTTCTTTAGAATGGATTAGAGTAGAGTTCGGACTGTATCATAATCCTTAAAAAAAAGGATTGTCGGCATGGGTTATTAGTCACCTAAATAACCACTCAGTCTCTACGAAACATAAAAAATGTTCCACGGAATTGTCTGTCCCCAGAGTTTTTCCGTACAAGCCAACTTTTCATTATTACATTACTGTAATACGGGGCACATATGTTTACCCGTTGCAGTAGCATCACCCATATATGACCAAACATCTGCTGCTTTTTGTGCAGATACACCCATTGAGTTAATAGCAGCGGTCATTATTTCAGATGCAGTTTTAGTATCTAGTGAACTGATTTTTGCATATTCTGTTATTGTTTTCATTCTTGTCGCAACTTGGTCTTCAGTTAAGCCTTGACGATAGAGTTCGGCTGCTTCTTTAGTTATATCGTCAGTGGTTACTCCCATTGATTGTCCAAGTTTATTGTATTGTTCCGCCAAGGCAGCGACTTGTTGTTGATTTTGTCCAGTAACAATAGAAATCTCTGTTAATGATTTATTTAATTCATTTACATAATTAATTCCATCTTTAAAGAAGTTAAATGTTTGAAAAAACGCAGTACTTGCTACCATCCAAATTGGAAACTTTTCAAAAGCAGTTTGCAACGCCTGACCAAATGTCATTGCATTTCTTCCTGCTGTAACTGTTTGTGAAGAAATTTCTCTAAAATCTAATCCTAATTGTCTCATTTGTTGTTGCAATTCAGGATTAGAAGTGCTTAAAGAACGAACATTATTCAAATAATTAGTTAAAGCTGTTTGTTGATCTGAACTTATAATTTTATTTGGATTATTTCTTAAAGCACGTACTTGAATTTCAGCTTGACGTTGATATAGTTGTAGTTGTTGTTCTAATGCTTGATTCTGTTGTCTTATTCTTGAACTATCTTGAACACGATTTAATGCTTGCGATATTCTGTTTAATTCAGCTTCAGTTTCTGCTCCGTTTAATACTACACTCATTCGAGCAAATGAGGAGTTAGTAATTACTCCTGCATTATTAAGTTCCAACATTTTTTGTCTTAGTTTTTCAACTTCAACTTCCTGTTGTCTAACATTTTCTACAGTTCTTTGTCCTGTGATTTCATCATTGGCATTATATCTATAGGTAGTATTATTAAATTTGTCACCTGTAGTAACTGAACCACCAGTAACATTACCAGATGCATTTTGATTTGTTACTCTTTTTCTGACATTTCCTAGTTCTTCAATTTCACTTATTAATTGTCTGGTAGAATTTATTTCTTCTTGATTTGCCTTATTTTTCTGGTTGATTCTTTCTATTTCTTTTTGTATCACTTCGCCACTCTTTAAATGTTGAGTAATACTTTCTCTAATAGTTCCATCTGATTCTTTAATAATTGTTTTTTGCTCTTTAATTACACTATTTAAATCTTGTGTAATTTTCTTTTGTTGTTCCATAGCCTTAACAAAGTTAGCCAAAGTATTTACAACTCTGTCGTCAATTTTAAAATCTAATTTGATTTTATCAATACTTCCTTGCAACTTTTCAATATCTCTATTTATTTGATTCAAAGAAGCAGTTTCATTTAATTTACCTGTAATTAATATTTTTAAATCATTAGCCATTTGACTACTCCTTTCTATAAATAAAAAGGAGCATCAAAAGATACTCCTTACTTACCACTTGCATTATTATGTTGTTTAATAATAACTATAAAATAACCATACCATTTTTCGATGTAATTCATAGCTATTCTATATTCGTGAGAATCCTTATAAACACCTGAAGGACTATTTAAAAAGTTAAATTTATAAACTGGAGTATCCATATCATTAAAGGTTAATTTTATACTCATGTTTTTAATTCTTTCTGATGATATTTTTTGTGATGATAAACCACCAATGATCATTCCGGGAACACCAGCAATTGTTCCACCCACAACTGAACCAATTAATTGACTACCTCGACTTGTCTTTGTAACTGAATCATTATCAATAATTAATTCCGTTTCAATTAGATCATCAAAATTAAATGTTTCACAGTTGTTTGTTACAGTTGATAAAAAATGTATTTTTCTATTGGTTTCATCTAGGATAATTGCTTTTGTAAAATCATTATTTAAATATTCTTTACTTTTTATTGAAACATTATTTTTAATCAAATTATAAATTTTATTTTGTTGTGTTATTTCTTCTTTAATGTTATGTTTAGATGTTGATTTTGAAAAGAATATAGAAAATAAGAAGATCGCAAATATACATATTATAAATGTAGTCATAATGGAATCACCTCTAAGGGTATTTTATATTCCATTATATACCTTTTTTTAATAAATTAAAAGTAGTTATTAAAAAGGGAGGAGCATTGATTGTACGGTCAATACTCCAAACGATTTGGACTAAATAGTTAACATAGGCACTATTTAGGTTGCAACCAAATTTGTAACTATGTTCATTATATAATATTGAATTAATTATTTAAATAAAAAAGAAAATATTTCATCTAATGATTTTTGTTTAAAATCTAAAGGATAAATAATTTTATAATTTATATTATTTAATTCCAACATCTTTATTTTTTCATCTAATCTTTTAGCGTATTCAATAGAAATATCACTTGAATTATTTTCATCATACATACCAGCAACTTCAACATACCAAATAGTATTATTTAAATTAATTACATAATCACAATCCTTTTTGCCTACATAATTTTTAATAAATTTCTGATATCTAATATTTCTTTCATATTTAACATTTTTATTTCTAAGGTAGGTAGAAGTATGAAATTCCATTTTACTAACGGTTATTTCTCCGTCGTCAAATTCATAAACCATTCCTGTACTTGAGTATAGAAAATCAAAACCAATTGATCTAACGAATTCTCTTAATGTTGTACCTAATTTTTTGAAATGTTTAACATATGTACTTGTAGATGAACAGAATTCTGAATTAGTAATATCTGAATATGTAATAGTTTTTCTATTTTCATTTTGATAAATTTGATTACACAGTTTAATTATATCAGATTGTAATTCTTCAATTTCTTTACGACCTATTGGATTATATCCATAAGCTTTTACAGCATTAACCCATGAACCAAATCTTTTTTGATAACTCCAAAAAGAAGGATATGTACTATTATTAAATTCTTTGATGGAAGGGATTCTTCCATTTTCCCTAACAAAATCATTAAATCTTTTTCTTAGATATTCATCTGAGTAATTTTGTATGTGTTTTGGTATATAACCAAATTCAATTAATGCGTTATTAAAACCACCAAACAATCTTCTAAAATCTACTCTATCAGGATAATTTGGTATTTTTATAATTTCTTTTAATGAGGGTATTTTTCCAAACATATTTATATATTCATCTATACAATACTTAATTTGTTCTTTTGTAAATTCATAAACTCCTTTTGGTAAAGGTTTCTTTCTTTGAGAATTTCGATTTCCTCTATATTCAAAACCAGCTTTCACTAATGCAATTCCAAATGTTCCAAAATGATCTTCGTATGTTTTTCTTGACGGAAATCCAGTATCTCTTTTATCTAAATCTTTAGTGGTTGGAGGTCTACCATTTTCATTATTAAATCTTTGTATCTCAGAAATTAAAAAACTTTCATTATATCCACAATATCTATTCACCTTAAAATCTAATCCTAACTTTTTACTAATTTCTTTAAAATTACCTAATCTATTTATAAGTGTTGTTCTATTTGGGAAGTCTTTTTTATTACTATAATAAATATCGTACTCTACATATGATGGATTTCTTCCATAAAAATCATAAGTTTCTTTAAAACATTTTAATAAATATTCATCTGTATATTTTTCTTTTTTAACCCAAGCCATTAAAATTTTCCCCTTTCTACAAAACAAAAAGCAGCCAGATATCGACTGCTTTTTGTTAAATTATTTAGTTAAAATCCAAACATGTTATCTACTATTTCATTTGTGTGATCTTTTGCATACGATAATGTAGTTTTCGGGTCTGAGTGATTTACAAATACTTGAACCTCTTCAAGAGTAAATTTCTTAGGATTGCCATCTTTATCTAAAATCCTTAAATCCTGACCTTGGAGAAGACATTCAATTCTAGAGTGACGCAAACTATGTGGAAAGAACTGAATAGGTTTACCTTCTATCTCACTGAATATTTTACTAATATTCACAATTCTGTCGTAAATTGAATTATAACCAATCGGTCTTTTATTTTCTCCTTTTCCAGCTATCCAAAGGGAATCAATATCATCTTCGCCACGTTCTTTAAGATATTGTGCAATTAATTCTTTTGTATCATTTAAATACACAGGTTTATACTTTTTACCTCGTTTACCAATAACTTCATTAGCACGATTTCCATCTAATAACCCATGTTTATTAATTTGATAAACTTCATTACGTCTTGCTGCAGAATCAAACATAACCATAAGTAAAACTGCATCTTGCAATCTATTACGATTAATTAATTCTTCTCTCAATTTCATAATTTGATCAAAAGTCAAAAAGAAGTCATCTTCATTTGTTCTAACAGGATCTTTCGGTAAACCTCTAACTTTTTTAGCTAGGTTATTGTCGTATTCATAATCATCATCATCTTCTATGTATGTAAGCATTGATCTAACGGCAGACATCATCCGATTCGAACGTGCATTACTAACTCTCAATTGTTCCGTTAAATATAAATTAAAACGTCTAAAATCTTTTTTATTTAATTCAAGAATTGATTTATTATTTAATATTCTAAGTATATAAATCATGACAATTCTTAAATCGTTGAAGTATTGTTTAAGAGTGCTTTCCTTAATTTTTCTGGAACGATACTCCTCTAAATAATCCTCTATCATTAACTTATTTTCAGGATTTACTTTTTTCCATTCTTCCTCATTAAAAATATGATTATAGACTCTTCCTCTTTCTCCCAATAAAATTCACCTCCATTACTTATTCAACATCTACTCCCATTATTTTTAGATCCATTTTAAGTGCATTTGTTAATTCTGAACCACCTCGTAATTCATCCACAGTATTTTCTATGAATGGACGAGGGACTCCATTATAAGGGAAATCATACTGATAACCCTTACCTGTAGCTACAATTGCCGTAACATCTCTACCTTGATCTGTTCTATCATCATATATTTCGATACCATCAGCAGTAGGATTAGTTTTCCAATTTCCACTTTTCAATTTCCCAGTACGTTTATATGCTAATGGGTTATTAGGATTAGGAGTATATTTATTATAAACATCTGTTTCTACATGACGTTCACCAGTTTGTATTACTGTTTCTTTGACAGCATTACCCGAAGTCATAGCTTCTTTTGCCAATTGATTAACATATAATTCTAATTGTGCTAAATTATCAAATTCAGGCATTTATAATCAACTCTCTTGGTAATTATTTTTCTTCAACAACCTTAAGTATATTTTCAACATCAACAGAACCATTTTTTAACATTAAATCAAGATTTTCTTTGAATCTGTCAAAACTCTCATCTAATTTATTTAAGCTTTCTTTGGGAAATGAGGCAATAATTTTCGTCCAATATTCAGAATTCATTACTTCAATAAAAGCTTGAACTTTCTTTTGAATATCATCACTAGGAATTCCTAAATCAGTAAATTTACAAATAATATTAAATAGCTGCCAATCTCCCAAATTAATCTTGCTAAAATCAATTCCTGCATCTAATGCTATCTGTGGATCTGTTAATGTTTCACGAATCACTTCACTGATTTTAATAGGTGAGAAGTTTGGATAGATATTTACATAAAATTCATCTGAAAGAGTTACTTTTTTCTTTTTCTCGTATAATTTATTTTCTTTTTCGATATCTTTAAAAGTTAATTTTTTAACCATTGTGTTTCCTCCTTGTATTCCTTGTCTTATAAAACAAACATTTTATTGGTTTAAAAAAATAAAAGAGGGTATTTAAACCCTCTTAAATAAGACGCATTTTTTCCCAAGTGTTCAACATTATGAATTTGTTAATGTTACACCTGTCATATTTACTGCTGATATAACTGCACCGTCACTACGATTCTGCTTAACTTTATTTATCCAAAA